AACTCCTTTATCTTGATAAGCCCCGTGCTCATCCATTATAAACCCGACAATCGTATATCTGTCTTCTGTTATAATTTCACCCTTTATACTTTTATAAAGAGAATTTGTAAAGTTCTTTCTTTGCCTAGTTAAATTTGCCCTAGATTGAGAGACTACATAATCTCTAAATTTTTTAATTAAAGCTTGAGTCTCCTTTAATTCCATTTAGCAAAGTGTCATGTCATTCGGAATAGTAACGTCGAACGTTAGCGTCCATCCTGCTATTTTGTTTTCGAATCTATCTACGAACGGCTCTGCGCTTGGCTGTGTAGTGACTTGTATTAAATTAGAGTACAAATACCCTCGCACTAAGTCAGCGGTTAGCTTAGATGCCAAAGCAAGCTGAGTATTCAAAACGTCTTGCTCATTGTCATTGCCTTCCCAGATATCTGTTATCTCTGCCTTACTTTCGTCTACTATATCCATAAATAAAATTGATATATTTAAAGAAGTAGTGCTCTCTGCAAGTTGAGCATTATTAACAATAATATGCGCAAGCGGAAAAATAGTCTGCTTGTTTAAGTCAACACCGAAGATGTCTCCGATGCTTACCGTATTAATAAAATCGTTTGACTTTAAGTAATCCTTTAAAGTGTTTACGACGTAATAGTATCCGTTCATTTGCCTGCGCGTTTAATCATTTTCATTTCTAAATCTGTCTTTTGTTTTTCAAAAGTTAGATAAGTTAAACATTGTCTTAAAGGAAGTTTTGATATTTCACTAAATCGTCTAACATCTCCCTGAGCGAGAGCATAGAGAGATGAATACCATCCCCACCGTTTCCCGAATTGTGCTTGTTCATCAAACTCTGAATCTGTGGATTCTCCTCCATATCGTTTATAGTCTTTGTAATCGGTCTAAATAAGACCGCCATAGCTTTGTGCATTTCTTGCCAGTCGCTTATGTAAGTATCTAAATCGACAAACTCCCCTTGCGTCATTTCATCTAAATTTGGAATAAATCCAAACTCTACCCCACCCATTTTAAATCTTGGAATAAGCTTATGGGACACCTTAAACATCTCGTTTATAGAAGCCGTAATTTCCATTACTTGCTTGTGCTTAATGTTAGCAATGTCCCGTAAGTCTACTCCGCAGAAATATTGCACCATCTTTTGATGCAAGAACTCTGAATCTTCATTTTGCTCAGCAATCTTTAGAAACTTCTGGTATTGAGCCAGCTTAACTTCGTTAAGATGCGTAGGAATAAATAATTCTAGCTTCATAATGTATAAACGTTATTTGTTGTTTTTTGTATCAGTACACGAAATACTTTCCGCTATTGGGATTAGATAGCTGATAGAAGACGTTGTAACGTATGGCATCGATGGCATGGTTAAAGTTATCGACCACAAGCCCAGACTTCTTGTCAGAGTATATGTAGTTATTAAGTTCTTTTCCAATGTTTTGTGAGTTAGGTTCTATTATTAGTTCGTAATCTTGCATAAGTGCTAGCCCAGCGGTAATACTTCCAGCGCCTTTCTCGGTTGCTACAATATTACACCCTTGTGATTGAAGCTCAGCGATTAGTCTAGGCTCTGCGCTATCTGCAACTATTAAGCCTTTACCACATACTCGTTTATTAATATGCCCTATCTCGCTAGTCGTTAGCTTAGGTTTATAGAGATGCTCCTTAATATAAATGCGCTTTTTGTTTTTGTCGATTGCTACTTCTACTAAGGTAGTTGGGTCTATTGAGAATCCAAAGTCTTGACCGAATGAGGTTTGTAAATTATCAGGGTTAAAGTCTCCGAATTTCCAATTAGTAAATACTACTCCCTCGGCTTTGTCTAGCCATCCCCCTAAAATTGTATGCTCATATTTACGCTTATTATTGCGTTCTAAAAGTTCTATCTGATTTAGGAATGATTCGCTAAGGTATTCTATATTGTCTTTATAAGTGGTATGTATGTAAGTTGTATCGCCTTTAGTTAAAGACGTTCCCTCTTGTACACCCTTCTCTTCAAAGAATCGATTATAAATAAAATGCTCTTTTGTAGTCGGGTTAAGGATAAGAATAACTCTATTCTGTTTGTAGCTATTACGAATCGAGAAGTCTATCTTGTCAAATACGTCCTCGTCTACTAATTCTTCTGCCTCGTCAAGCACGAACGTAGTCACACCCGACAAAGACTTCAAGTTAGCAGTTTGCGTACCGCTAGAGGTCTTAATTCCCTTAAATAAAATCTTTGAATTTGTGCGAGTGTTTATAATCTCGTCTTTTGTAATATAAAAGTCTGATTCTAGCCCAGCCATCTCTATCTTTTCTACGAACTCTGGAATAATTGAGACGTGAGCCGATACTAAAGTATAACGAGTAAATAATATAACGTGTCCGACTTCGTACGTTAAAAGCAAAAGGAAGGAGTTTAAAGCAAACGATTTGCCCGAACCCCTCCCTCCGGTAATTACAAAGTATCTACTATCGCTTTCAAATAGCGGTACATATTTACTATTAAGTTCTATCACTTGAATTTAACAATGTCCTTTATATCAAAGTCATTAATCGTATGCACATTATTTTGGTCTACCACTTGCTTAGGCATTCCGTATTGATATTGAAAGAATAATTTAACCGCCCAGTCTTTATGGTCTTCTAGCGCTTGAGCTAGTACCGCAAAAGCTTTAGGCTCCAATGGCGTTAATTTTTCTACTAAGGATTGCTCTTCAGCTTTGGATTTACGACCAGCTCCCTCTCTTGCGCCTCCTCTTTTGTCTATCTTATCCATTATTTTCTTCTTCGAATACGTTATAAACTTGTCTTATTTGTGAAATGTAATCTCTCCAGCATGAAGCACAAGAGGACTGCTCTAAACGGATATTAAAGATTCTAAAATAAATATCTGTTAAATCCCATTGAATCTTAGGGCTTATGCTACTCTGAGGCTTTGCAAAGAAATCTTTTAAATACTCATAGTCTTCTTGATTTAAGCACTGAGGCTTACGATAAGACCAGAGCTGGTTTAATTTTTCTTTACGTTCATCGCATCCGCAATCCCAGTCAAGAGCTTTAGATAGCATCTCTACGCCTGCTTTAATTCCTGTAACGGTTGTAATCGCCTCAATGGTATCGCCTAACCCTTGTGCGTTTGAAAATGTAGCTGACTCTTGCTTAGGCTCTACACTAATTCCTTGTTTTTTTGTTCCTTTTGCCATTCTATTAAACGTTTTTGACATTTTTTAATTGTAGTATAAACACTTTTAAACCCTATCTTAGTTTCCCTAGATAACTTACGCATAGAAATGCGATTATTTACCCAAGTCATAAACAACATTTTATCATACCAAGGCCACGTCTCTATAAATTCTAAAAACGGTTGCGCCATCTCTTCGGCTATTTCGTTGCTTTCGTCTTCTAAAAGAGAATACTCTATCTCTTTTGTAATCTCTACTTTTATAACTTTCTTAGAGTGCAAGTCCATTGTAAGACTTCTAAGTGTGTAATAAAAATAAGCCTCGTTTATGTCTTTGCCGTGAACTCTAATGTAAGCCTCTTGGACTACGTCTTCGGCATAGTTTACCTCGCCAAACTTTTTAACTATTGAAACCCAATGCTTATGCTTAGAATAAATGTGCTCCATTAAAGTAGATAAACATTTTCGGCTACAAGTTTCCAATAAATCTTATCGTCAGCTTTTTGGCAATATTCGCCAATCATTCCGCAAATATAAAGGCAAAGCTCCCGAGCAAACATCTTATTACCTGTAAAGTAATAAGCATTATTCATTAGCGAGGCTGCTCTTTCGTCTGGTTTCATCCTTTAAATTTATTAAGCTCATTATTTAAATACCAAATAGCCTTCTCTAAGTCTTGCTTCTTATTGCCTTTCTTATCCGCCCTTAAAATGTATTTGATTGAGTTACCTAGTGAGAAGTTAAGCTCGAACGCCTCAATAATATCTATCACTTCGATGCCGTTACCTTGGTAGTGCTTAGGATGGTTAACTAAACTAAGTCTTTCGTGGGGTTCTACGTAGTTCATATCGTTTGAGTTTCGCAAAGTTTAATGAAAAAAAATGATTAATCAAAATTTTTAAACATTTATTTCATAGGATTTTAGCAAAATGTTAATCTGTGTATTCAAAGTTTCTTTCTTAGTATCGTCAAGCCTTGCCATTTGAATACCGATTTTGTAAAAATAAAGCATTGCCTCCGCAGCGTCTACGAATTGCTCGGTCGCTCTCATCCCTTCCTCGCTATAATCTCCTCTAGGTAATAGTATTTCAATTACCTTATTTAGCTCTGTTAGTTGCTGGTTAGTTATTGACTTAACCCTTTGTCTATTCGCTGGGTTTCCTATCCACTCATCCTCGATAATATGTATTAATGCTTGACACATTGTGAAATAGGTTAGTGCTTTGTCTTTATCTTCTTGAGTTAGATTCATCGATTTGTATTTTTATCGTTTACCCTCTTTTATTGCTTTGTATTTTTAATATTTTGTAAAGACGCATACGAGTTTTGCTTAAGTACCACATAAAATTCTTAAAGCTTAATGTTTTTTTCATTTGTATTGTTCGTTTAAATAGTTCTTAATTTCTCTCACTCGTAAATACGCTAATCTTCTTAGTGGGTCTATTCCAAATAGAATCCTTTCCTTTTGCGATTTAAGACACGAATGCAAGTCGTTAATATAAATACCTTCCTTAAGCATAAATCGTTCGTTAGGCTTAAGTAATTGGGCGTCTATCCATTCGATAGCTTTGGTCTCGTTGTTCGTTAACATATTAAATCTTTTAGTTTACATAAAATCCCTAGGCTTGTGTTATTATCTCCTCCTTTTACATCCTTTCTAGCCTTGCCGTCTTCGACTAATTGCTTTAGCTTTTGCTTCAGCTGGCTAGTAGATATTAAAATAGCTTGGTCTTCTGCCACTTTGTAAACGTAATAGTCTGCTTGGCTTGTTGATATTCCGCTAGGCTTACCTCTTGACCAGTACTCAATATAAACGTTTCCTGTTTCTACCGTTCTTCTATCGCTCTTAACTTCTACTTTCTTATTAGTAACTAGCTCATGAAACCATGTCTCGCCATCTAACTGACCGAACTCTAAATCGAACTTAAAATCGTTATTAAAATTCATATTTAATATAGTCTAAATTCAATTCTAGGGTTTTCTTTATCTATAAATTTAGTCATGTGTAACTCATGGCAAAGCCTATCGTTTTTTACTATACCACAAGTTTGTAGGCAATCTAGAATAATCTTCGCTGCATTATCTAAATCGCTTCTATTAGATTGAAAATAAACCAATATATCTATTTTAAACTCAATATCTACTATTATGGTTACCTGATTGAGTATTTGTTTTTTAAAACTCGCCTCATATTCCTTTAGCTCCTTCGATTTATAAAGCCGATTATTCCCAATTTTATAACCGTTTGATTTGCTTGGAACTTGACCTAGTATAGTTATCATTAGAATAAAGTTAGCTGGTCGGTGTGTTGTTTAAATCTTTTCTCGCTTGCTTTAAAATAGTCTTCGTCTAATTCAAAACCAGTGAATTCAAATCCTAAATCATAGGCTGCTATTCTTGAGCTTCCGCTACCTAAATGTGTGTCTAGTATTTTATCTCCTACTTTTGCGTAGTTTGTTAATAACCATTTGTAAAGTTTTTCTGGCTTTTGAGTTGGATGTATTTTATTAGTTTGATTGTGTTGGTGTATAGAATAAGTAAAAATCTTAGCTGGTTTTTTTAAACCCATTGAAACCCAAGCGTATTCAGCAGTAGCAAAATTATCTACGGTTTGTTTTTTATCCCATATACAAAAATATTCAGTAGGTGGTAAAATAAAATTATTAGCTCCCCAAACGATTTGATTTTTCGAAACCCTAAATAATTCTTTAAAATAATCTTCATTAGGTTTTTTATCCCAGCTTAATTTATTTTCATAATTACCTTTCGTTCCACCAAGTCTTAAACTTCCTTTTTGTAATCTTTCCAATCCATAAGGTGGGTCTACTATTGCCAGCTCAAAATAATTATCTGGGTATTGTTTCATACCCTCAATGCAATCCATATTAAATACTTCTGATTTTGCTTTCATTATTGGATAGGTTTAATTTCTCCGTCTTCGGTAAGATACGCTTTAAAGTCTGCTAAGTTTTCGATGAATTCCCGATAACATTGAGCCTTGCAAGCCATTACAAGCTCATCCTTTGAGCCGTACTTGTTTACATTTGTGGCGTAGATTCTTTGTTTGTCTTCTAAACTAGCCTCGTAGATTCCAAATTTTACGATATAATCATAAAGTACGTGCAAGCCTCCTGCTATCCAGTTCATTTTTATGTTTCTTTCATGGCATCTAATCATTTCCTGAGCATACATATTAGCTGAGTTAATTGCTGCCATCTTTAAATCTGCATCGCTTGGTATTTCTTTTGCCACTTCTTCTATTTGCGGAACGGTTATAGTCTCTTGCCTAGCGTAGTCGATATAAGCTTTCATGATACGTCCAAAGTATTCGCAAGAAAAGTTCTCATAGCATTTAGCGTCTACATTTAGCTTACCACTTACCGCCCAATCAAAGGCTAGTTTTATTTCTTCTGGCGTTTGGTTTCCAAAGTTTGAGCGTATAAAATTTAGTAAGACAAACTTCTCTTCTTCTGTAGGCATATTATTGCCTCTAAGCCCGACTAAAACCATCGCATATCGTAAGACTTGCTTCAAGTCCTCTTCGTGTCTTACACGCAAAGTCTGGGTGCTTCTTGCTTGTATTATAACGTCGGCCGTTACGTTACCACTTCTTAATGGCTTCCATTCTTGCTGCGCTAGTGCCGAGTTTCGGTTCGTTTGTTGTAGCTCCATTGTTTTTAAATTTAGAATTGTTTGTTATCCAGGTTCTTATCCGTCTGCTAATATCAAAGAATTTTTCCATTTCCCATCTCTCACGTCCTTTATTATTTTTTTCCGTCCAATAAGAAAAGAAATTGTCGTATTCGTTCCCAAGTTCTAAAATGTATGGCGAAAGCATTTCGCTAAAAGATACTTTTATTTCTTTTTCTTTTATTTCATTTACTTTACTTTCCTTTCCTTTACTTTGTTGAACGGTCGTTGAACGGTCGTTGAATAACCGTTTCTCGGCCGATGCTTTGCCGGCTAATTTGCGTTGCTCTTTCATCTTAAAGTATGGCTCTAAGTAAACTAACATCTTAGGCGAGAAAAACTTTTGCTCATCGTCTAAATCAAATAGCTGGTAGTTACAAATAGTAGTCCTAATCTTTGGCTCCGATACGCCAAACTCTTCCGCTAGTAAGTCTATATCTTCGAGCGGATACATTAAGTCTTGCTGTTCTCTTAACGTCTCTAATAACATAAAATAAATTCCGTAACCCTCGACACCTAACTCTTTTCTTAGCCGTCTAATCTTACGGTCATGTCTCGCATTGCAAAAATGCGGGAAGTAAAATGCTTCTTTCTCCATTATAAAATAAAAAAAGCCAGTCTGCGTAGGAGTGCAAATCTGGCTTTGGTTTTTTAACCCTTAAATAACCCAAGAACTCCTACCCTCTTGGCTTATTGTTCTCAAATATAAAACTAATTTTTAGAAAGTAAAACTTTTTTTACCTCTTTTTTAGCAGGATACTTAGCTGAATAATAAAGCTTTTTATAATCCTTATTTAGCTCTTTTGCTAAATGCTCTTGCCATTGATTAAATTTAGATTTTTCCATATTTTAGTTAGTGTTTATTAGCGCTTCCTTTACGAGTAACCAGTACTCAACGTCTTTAACTTCGCTATAATTTAAAAGTAATTCTATGAATAATATCCCGCTTGCTATTGCCTCCTCTTTGCTTTTCTTAGTCCTTATCTGAGCATTCATAAAATGCTTAATAA